AATGAGGGTCATTTTTTTAGAATCATATAGACTTTTTGCAAATACAAATTTGTCTGTATAAATGGAGCGTTCTGTAATAATAACATCGTAATTTTCTTTTAGTGCTTCCTTTAACAACGATAGTCGACTAGTATATGCCATTACTTGAAACGCAAAACTATAGCGCTCATTATTTTCATAAAAGTGCGTAATAATACTTTTTCCGTTAGCATCTCCAATTGATTCCCAACTAGAAACTGGTTCTTGTAAAAAGCAGATTTTACAAGTATTGTCTTTTGAAGCGCAATAATTAGCAAGGTTTTTTTCCAAATAACGCATAACGCTTGATTTTCCAGAACCAATATTTCCATCAATTGATACAATAAGAGGCGGCATTAAAATGTATAAAGTTTTTATATATATTTGTTTAAAATAAAATTTATAACCTAATCAATTTTATTTTATTAAAAGCTAAAATATTATACATAATTACGTAACCAATCTTCGGCTAAGAATTTGGCATCATCACTATAATAAAATTTGATTTGATTACGTAATCTCTGTGTTGGTTCACTATTTAAACGTTCATCTGATAAATCTTGGTCTCTTTTAGTAATTTTTTCCCAACTATCTCTAAATTTCTGTAAATTCTTTATTAATTCTTCGCGCGTCATTGAACTTATTGGTTTACTAATTGGTTCGTACATTCCCTTATAATTAGTAATTGGTTTATTAATTCTATCTTGTATGAGTTTTGTTGCTTTTATTTTTTGACCTTTATCTAATAAATTATAAATTAATTCTAAATCATTGCTTTCAATTGTTGCCCGCCGTAATCTAAATAACTTTTGAGCCATCGCTTCTTTTGAACCATTAAATGATGCGTCATATTTTTTTAGTAGTTGTCTTAATTTATCTACTGATATGTCGTTTTTTTTGCTTTTATGAATTGTATATTTTTTTGTTTTATTGTTTCCTTTAATTATTTTGTATATTGTATATTTTTTTGTTTTATTGTTTCCTTTAATTATTTTGTATATTATGTTTTTCTTTGTTTTTTGTAATTTGTTTTCATTTAGTTTAGACCACCGCTTACTATTTTTTGTTTGTATTATGACCCACATATTACCATCATTGCCTCGCTTTTTTGTTCCTAATGTAAAGTCATTCGCACTTTCTGATGGTGCTTTTCTTGTTGCCATTATTTATATATTATATTTTATATAACATACTAAAATAAATTTACAGAAAAAACATTATAGCAAATAATTATTAAACAATAGCATTTAAATATTTATTACTCTTAACTAATAATTATTAATTTTTATTTAAATTATGGAGTTTATTATTAGAGAACATATTATTCCTTTTACAAATATTAATTTGGCATTATTTATTTTATGTTATTTTAAACCTTACAATAATTATATAACTTACAATAATTATATAACTTATGATAACTTATATAGTATAAGTTATTGTTGGAATCATATAATTTTCTTCACATTTAATGGAGCATATTTTATAGATAGCACAACTTTTAAAAGAATGGCTATTAGAAAAAGAATTAGTCTCCCTCTTTTTCATATTGGAAATATGATTTTACATAATTTACCATTTTTATATGTAAATATTTATATACCTAAAAATGTGACATTTTATCAATCATTGTTAGCCTGTTTTATCAATTTATTATGGTGTTATTGGGCAACATTTGGAACATTTGATATACAGCATGTATATGTGTATATGAAAAAACAAGAACAAATTAAATTATATATTATAAATATAGGTTCAATATTTTATGTTCCTTTAATTTTTCATAGCAATAAAACTATAAGAAATAATTTTGTATATGTATAATATTTAAAAAAATAATATAAAGATTATTGGGCAAGTTAAATTAATAGGTTATAGCAATCTATTCATTTTTTAAGCATTGGTGCCCGAGTGGTCTAAGGGGTGCGACTCAAGTTCGCATGGCTTCGGCCTCGTGGGTTCGAACCCCACCCAATGTATTCATATTTTTATTTTTTATAAAATATTTTTGTACAATATTTTATGAAAAAAATATTACATGGCTTTTTTATTTTTAATAAATTATTTTTTTATTTTTTTAATTTTTTAATTTTTAGAAGATACAATAGCTTTTTGACGTACTAAACGAGGTGGCTCACTATTAGAACTACGCGGAGTTGGTGGCGGTGTGGTAATACAAGATTGAGTACGTTCAATTTGTGTAAATGCAGTTCCCATACTACTTTTTTGCCTATTTACAACATTGCCAACCGATCTATATGCTGACATACACTCATCTTGTGTTTCACTATAATTAATAGCGTGAGTTGGTAAAATACCAATTTTTGATGCCTCAAAAATAGCATCTTGATTAGCACCCAAATAAAGGAGTTCAATGTTATATGATTTTTGTGCGCTATCAATAAGTTTTTTTAAAGACTTCGCATTAAATTTTTTACTACAATTTTCACAACCATCTGTAGCAACATAAATTAAACACTTGTCATAACAATTTGGAGTATGAAGTTTTTTCTCCATGAAGTATGTAAGTGTAGAACCAATAGCATCATATAATGCTGTTTGCCCACGTGGAACAAATTGTCTTAATTCGATTGGTTTAACCTGATTAATATTTAATGACCTAATTAACATTTTTTCTTCATGGTCAAATAATTTAATAGATACATTTACTTGCTCATTTGGTTTTAAATCTTGCTTAATAACTTCAAGTGAAGAGTTTACTCCACCAATAGTATCTTGCTCTTTACCACACATAGAACCCGAACGATCAATAATTGCCACAACTTCTTGGATAAATAGTGCCATATTATATAATGTTAATGTTAATAATAAATTTAATAAAAAATGTAATCAATTTTTTTTGTTTTAATATTTTATTTTTTATATTTTTGTTTTAATATTTTTAATTTAATATTTTTAATTTAATATTTTTAATTTAATATTTTTAAATAAAAATATGAAAATGCTAAAAAAAATTGATTACATATTTATTTTTATTGCTAATCAATATTTATTAAAAAATGCTAAAGCAACAAATGCTAATTCAAAAAACTAATTATGAACCCCATCTTAACATTGAATTATTGACTGGAGCATTTATAGAAAATAAATTTAAAAGCATATGTAAAACAACTATTTATAATGCTTATATTAATGAAATTTTAATAATTGAATATTTGAAATATAAACTAGCTACAGATCCTCAAACGTTTACTGATGTACTATTTACTATAGATTTGCCATTTGTTCGAGATTATATTGAACATATAAAACAAGTTAGCATAACTTGTGAAGATATTCCTGTAATAACTTATGTATATAATACACTATTGCGTGAACCAGGAGATAAGGAACTATGGCCACACGATAAAGCCTCGTTAATCCTTGATAAAATACAATGCTTCTTTGATATTGATGAAGACAAACTAGCAAATGAATTAGTAGAAGTAATAAGTGAAATTTATTATGATACATTGTGGTAATCATAAATCATAAATCAAAATGCTAAAAAATTGATAATATAAATTTAAAATATTTTTTTTAATAAAAAATGATTAATGATTATTATGCTTATGATGTTTATAATCAATTATTAAAAAATAGTTGTAATTTTATTAATAAAAAGTGCTTAGACATTGGAACAAGAAATGGAGCAAATTGTGTAAATTTAGTAAAAGTTGGCGCCTCAAGTGTATTGGGTATTGATATAGATTCTTCGCGCTTTCATGAAATGTGGGTTAATAAAAAAATTACACTTTTAAAGCAAGATTTATTAACAATGAACAGTTTCAATAAATTTGATGTAATTACATGCTTTTTATGGAATATGCCTTATTTACAATATACTAATGTGATGAATAAAATTAAAGAACTCTTAAATCCAGATGGATTAGTGTATATAGGTATTGTTGATGAATGCTATAAATGTGACCCGCCAGGCCCAAAAAGTGTAAATATTGTTGAATTATTAAAAAAACATTTTAATAATACAAGAATTTTAGATAAAAAAAGTATTCAATGGATAATAGAAGCTAAAAATCCATTTTAATTAAATAAAATGATAACAATTTTTAGAGCAATAATAAAATTTGCTTTGTTTTTTATAAAAATCGTGCTGTAGTTTATATTTTTTATTACAAATATGACATTTTATATTTGTTAATTTATTGACTAAATACATTATATCATCATTTAAAAGTACTATTTTAAATTTAGAATTTTTTGATTTTAATTTTAAAAACATTACATAAAATAATGTAATATTATATTTATATAATTTTTATAATGTATTATGTAACAAATTTTTCTTCTAATTTTTTTATAAATAGTTCTAAATTTGTGTTTAATAATGTTGAATTTGAACACAATGCTTTTAAGGTATTTCTTTTAGAACCAGACTTTTTATCATATATTAAATAATAATTGTTGGGTTGTGTTTCGTGTCTTCTAATACTAATATATTTTGGCAATATTATTGAATTTTTTTTGTTTTGTAAAATATTAGAAACTGGTAGTTCGCATTTAGCAACTTGTAGCTCACTTTTTATAACCTCGCCATTGCTCTTTATAACCTCTTCATTGCTATTTATAACTTGTTTTATTTCATTATTTTTATTATATAATTCATATTCTTCTTCAATAATTAATAACATTTTTTTAATTTCTTCTAATTTTTCTAATATATTTATTTTATTTGATTTAGATGATACATATAATTTATTATGTATATTGTGAGGATGTTTTTCTATTTTAAAATATTCTCTATAACATTTATTTTTTTGGTCATAACATTCTTTATAATAATTAACATATATAGGTATATTACATTGTTCTATATTATTTGGTAATTTTACAGCATTATGCTTTCTTTCTCTCTTAGATTCTTCTTTTGTTATTAAAATATTTGATAAATCGTTCATTTATACTAAAATAATACATTAAAATATTAAAAACATTAAAACATTAAAATATTACAGATTTTGTTAAATATAGCCAAAAGAAAATTCCAACAAATGCTTTGGCAATTAAATCTAACATATTGTATCCTATTAATTTAATTGCTTCATTTGCGTGATAAAATACTCCATACAAAGACCATAAACCTAAGTACAACCAAAATATTAATTTTGACTGATATGTTGTTTTGATACTTGTCATAAAAAGTCTCCAAATAGTACCAAATGTTAAAAATAAAAATATAAAACCCATAAAACTTGCTAAATTTCTATTAAATAAACCTATTTCCCCACTATATCCAAAACCTAACATTAAAAGATTAAAAAATAAAACTAGTAAAAATGGTTTAATTTTAACTGGTATTTTATTTTCATAACCTAGTAACATGGAAAGTGCTAATAACATAAAAGGAGTAGTGATTATCCAATCAGAATAACGCATATTATTAATTTTTTCTAAAGGAAGAGTGTCAACAGAATCATGATTTTTCTCTTCTAATAAATCATTTTTTGAGTGATTATATTTTTTTGTTTTATTTATTTGTTCTATAAATAATCCATAAAAATAACTAGCAATAACTGAAATACATGTTTCTAAATTTAAAATATGACGAACTTGTGGAATAGGACTTCGTAATGCTTCAATAAATGTAATTACCGAAGTAGTAATTAAAAATATATATGTAATATAAAAACTATTTATTACTAAAGATGTATTCATAGTAATGTATTAATATGTTATAATATAATATATTAATGCATTAATATATTGTAGCAATAATATATTAATGTAATAATATTTTATTATAATTCAATAAAAAATTATTAATAAGTGAAAAATAAATAAGTAAAATTATTTAATTCGAGTAAGCTAAACCACCCATACCCGACATAATGCGGAGGACGTTGTAGTTAACAGCATAAACACGAACTTTAGCAGTGCTTACACCCGAAACAGTAGCATTAGATAAAACTAACTGTAAGGTGGCATTGTCAATTCGCGAGAAATTGCATGTGCCAGATGGTTGGTGTTCTTCTGGTCTTAGGGCAAATGAGTAAACATTAATACCAGTGTCTGGCGCACGAGTGTGGTGCTGGAAAGGCTGGACTAAATCGAAGTATGTGCCTTCACGCTCCGAAAATCTGTCTTGACCATTTAATTGTAATTTGGCAACAACAACTGGATTTTCACCCCAGCAGTGCATATCTAAGGCAGTTTCGGCTAAAACGAAAGTGCCAGCATCGGAAACACCGGAGTCTGTACTATTAGAAGTACCCCAAGCACCAACCGCACTTGCAGTAATATCATTGGCAAATGGGTCTTGGAACATTCCACTGGAATTAATAAAACCATTACCAGCAGCAGTATTTGTAGATGTTCTTATATTTACTTTACCACCAAAAGCATGAATCGCGTTTGGTAAAGCATCGTAAGCATCTGTGTAGTTAAAAGGCTGGGCACCTAATAATTTATTTAACTCATTATTAGCAGTTGTTGAAGCACAATAATCGACATTTGCGTCTGGTTGAACAACCCAAATTAATTCTTTGCAAGGATGATTTAAATTTAATTTGATTTTGTTTGATGACGAACCGACCGATTCATCACCGGTGAATTGTAATTGTTCAATTAAATATTCATGTGGGTTTTGGGCCATGCGTCTGCGTTCATCAGTATCTAAGAAAATGTAGTCAACAAATAGCGATGCCGCAGCTAGTGATTGTTTGTATGCTTGATCAACTTTTGTACCAGTTCCATCAACATTAGTTACTGCCCATAAGCATTCTTCAATATTGCGAATGTCTAAATTAATTTTTACTTCGTGATATTGTAAAGCAATTAGAGGTAGAGCTAAACCAGGATTACGGCAATACCAGAATTGTAATGGAACATATAAAGTTGTTTCAGGTAGTGCTTTACGTGGGGCACAAACTTGGCGAATACCATCAGCAGAGCAAGGACCATCAACTTCGGCAAATTCTGGATCGCAAATGTATGTTAATTGAGTAGTATTACCAATCATTTTATAGTAACCACGTTCTTGTTCTTTTGATAGAGTTAGTTGGCACCATATGTGCATCCAGTCACCATATTGACGATCAATGCGCTGACCACCAATTTCGACTTCTACTTGTGAAATTAACTGCTCACCGGGGAAATCTAACCATCTAGCATATACATTGTTATTGCCTAAAGATTGACCAATTTCAGGAAGAGTAATTTGTAAATAGGTGCGGTAAGCTAAATCACCATTGCGTGAAATAGTGCATGTAACACGACGACCAAAATCCGCTTGACCATTGAAAGTTTGTTCAATTGATTCCATCGCGAAGTTGGTATGACGACGGTAAGTTACTTTCCAAAAGGTAATTTGAGGATTACCTGTTAAATAAACATCTTGAGCGCCATAGGCGACTAATTGCATTAATCCACCAGCCATTTTTTTATAATATTCCTAAAGAAAAAAATTTTTTAAAATTAAATTAAATTAAATTAAATTAAATTAAATTAAATTAAATTAAATTAAATTAAATTAAATAATTTAATTAAATAATTAAATAATTAAATAATTAAATAATTAAACATTATTATTATATAAATTTTACTTCATTAAAAATATAATCTTTAATCAATGAAAAAATTTACTACTATTAAAACAACATTGGATAGCAAACATAATGAAATAATAAAATCTTTTAAACATAATGAAGAAGTAGTTATTCCTAAATATTTAAAACAAATTGAAAAACTTGAATTGATGTTAAATAAATCAAAAAAGAAATTGGAAATATTAGATAATATTGCTAAGTATAAAAATATTATAAAATCTCTCAAAGCTAAAGAAAAAAACTATTATTTAAACAACTCTAAATATATATTTGATTATTTTGAAAATAAAAAGAATATATCTACTAATGAAACATTTGAAAATTCAGATAAAAATAACATAGTAAAACATTTTTTTTCATTAAATATTTCAGACGAGTCAAACAATATTATTAATGATGAAACAAATTGTGCTAAAATAAAAGATGATAATTACATTAAAATAAATAACAATAATTTTATAGACAAATATTTTAACAATATTGATTCTAAATACTTAAACTATGATAAATTTATATATCCATCAGATATATGTAGCGTCTGTAAAAGAGGAGAAATGGTTTATGTTGAAAGCGAGGGAATGTCAATATGTAGCAATTGTTCAAATAGTATTAAATATTTAATAGAAATAGATAAACCATCATATAAGGAACCACCAAAAGAAGTATGCTTTTATGCTTATAAAAGAATAAATCATTTAAAAGAAATATTAGCACAATTTCAAGCAAAAGAAAGTACAAATATACCTGATGAAGTATTTGAAAATATTAAGAATCAAATCAAAAAAGAACGTATAAGTCTGAATGAATTAACAAATAAGAAAACCAAAGAAATATTGAAAAATTTGGGTTACAATAAATATTATGAACATATACCATTTATAAAAGATAAATTAGGAATAAGACCCCCAATAATGAGTGCGGAACTTGAAGAAACATTATGTAATTTATTCATGGAATTACAAAAACCTTATTCTAAATATTGTCCTAAAGATAGAGTTAATTTTTTAAACTATTATTATACATTATATAAGTTATGTGAATTGTTAAACGAACGCAGTTTTTTGCCATATTTTCCTATGTTAAAAGATCGTGAAAAACGTATAGAACAAGACCAAATATGGAAAAAAATATGTGAGGATTTAGGGTGGAAATTTATTCCTATTCCTTAATCATCAAACTCAAGTCCGCTTAATAATCCGCTAAAAATATTAATTATGTCTAAATAATAATCTAAAGATGCTGTTATAAAGTCTCCATAATAATTACGCTGTAAAATATTGTTAGTATCATACATAATGTATAACGAAAATACCATCAATGAACCAATAACTAGTATTTTTTTTAACAATGAAGATTGAGCAATAAAAATTTGGACAATAGAAACAATGACTAAAAAGAATAAAGCAACAAGTAAACCAAGACCAAATTTAAAACCTAATTTAATACCACTAGCTATTAATGCTACACCAAATGTAAACATAGTAACAAAAATACTAGCTGTTCCGACTAAAGCACTTTTAACAATACCAGGATCTATTCCTGATTTTCTATATCCTAAAATTACACCAAAAGCGGTTGAAAAGAGAGAAAATAATATAAATTTTAACCATGGAGGCATAGTAATAAATGCCAAAATTAAAATTATGACAAAAATTGCTACATATGCTCCAATAAGTTTGCTGTTAATTTTTTTTTTACCATCTTCTTCTTCTATTTTAACATTTTCACTTACATAATAAGTAATAGAAAGTTGAGATACTAAAGTGGCTAAAATTAGAGCAAAAAATACTCTTTTTTCACTTATTAATTTAAATAACTGCGACAAATTATTGTTTTTAAAAATAGGTTTTTTATTTTTAGTTGCTAAATTTGACTTACTAGAATTCATAATATATTTTATAATATACTAAAATATATTATAAAAAAATATTAAAATTATATTATATTTTATTATAATATAAATACTATGACTCGTTCAAATAGATTTAGGAGAAAACTAACTCGGCATAAAAAGAAAATAGTAGGTGGTGCTAGTAGAAAATCAAAATCGCGAGATAGACGCCGCTCACGTAATACACGTAGACAACAACTAATTATTGCGGGTAATCTGAATACTCAAACTGATGCACCTCCTAGTAGGGCAGTTGTTGATAGTATGCTTCAAAGTCTCAGAGACCTTGCCCACACTCGACCCGACATAACTACCCACCCATCAGTACGCCTGGTTGCCCCCAATCCTGTTCAGTCCGATCCTGTTCAGGTTCTGTGCTATACACTTGGTTCCAATTCTAATTCTGTCCCAACATGTGTAACATATGCTCCTGCTCCTGCTCCTGCTCCCGTTTCTGTCCCCATTTTGGCCCTCTCCCGTCATTCTTCTCGTTCTCCTACGCATTTGTCAAAAAAGCAACGCAAACATTAATAGCACCAAAAAATTTATGATTATTAAAAATAAAAAGAAAATTTATATAATATAGCATAAAATATATTATATTATATAAATATGCCTTCGCAAAGACGTAGCTCATC